TACAATACCTAGTAACTTCAACGCGAAAGCCTCTCTCTAGGGTTTATGGTGCGGGAAGCAGACTCGAACTGCTCATGTGTCCATATTTTGCACAAGGAGTTTCGATGCTCGATATTTCAAGAAATTTACCGAGCGTTGCTTATAGTGTTGATATTTTTCTTGTCATTGTATCTGCACTTTAAAATGGGAGAAAGTCTCCGTTCAAGTCTATGTCATTTGTTCTGAGCAAATTGGATTGTGGTGTCCGCAATCGAAAAAAAATACATATCGACTGACATTCAGTTGCTCTTTCCCGTAGTGTGCGTACCAAGGAACAGGGACGTTAAAGCGCATGGTATGATTTTAAAAACCCCAAGAATTAAAAACTCTTGGGGTTTATTTTTATACCATATCGGGTACGTTTTTGTATGGATAATTATATTTTATACCCTGTAAGGTATATTCATATCGACTATACTTGGTTAGGCTGAACATCTTTACCAGCAGCAGCTTGTCTAGCCAAATTGGTAGCATTTTCGGTAGCCTTTATCTCTGCATCTTTGATAGCTTTCTCATCCGCCTCTTTCCTTATCTTTTCATACTCGTTATTGCTAGAATATACTCCATTTTCAGCAGCAGTCTGTTTTGATAGGATTCCGCTTGTAACGGCTCCATTTAATATTGTTTGGATTTCTTGAGAATTTTGATGCACATAAGGAACAATTTCTCCACGAACGTCAAGAGATTCATACTCTGCCATTTTGTTAATTTCAAGTCCGTATCCGTATTTAAACAAAGAAACTGCATCATCTATAAAATAATTCCACTCAGCCTTCTCTTCCATTGATTTTTCCACAGCCGGAGAGTACAATAGCTTAATGGTTACTCCGGGCAAATCTCCGCCTTTTACCTCTGGCGGTTCCACTGAAAATGAATTAGTAAAAATGTTTTGTCTTAGTATTTTTAACTGCAGTTCAAATGAAGCGCTAGCATCTGCTCTTTCAAGAAATTTAGCTTCAGAGTCCTTGTCTCCAGTAATAAGTCCAACTCCACCATCTCCACCCGCTACTGCATTTATTTGTTCTCCCTTAAGGAATAGAATACGAAATGCGTAAGCCTTATTGTTTTCGCTTAGATTAGAAACAGCAAGTTCATACTTGTCAATTGAATCTTGGGCTAGACTCCAGCAAGCTCCAACCGCATTCCTTTTATACGCTACTGGGATTCTTTGGAATCCATGTGATTTTGGCTCTCCAACTAAAGTCCATCCGTCAAACCCAATAGCTTCTTTTACTTTTGTAACAAAATTATTAGTTCTTTGATACGTCGTTATATTTCTATCATCCCAAACGTCTAAATATTCATTAACAACTGTAACTCCATCATTGCCATAAGATTTATACTGCCTTCCGAAAAGATTTAGCTTCCCCGTAAACCTATCATAGTGAGGGTATAATACTTCTCCATTTTGATATGAAAATGTCTTATATCCAACAGCCCCGTCTTTTAAGTAGAAACACATTGCAGCATCTCCTGTAATAGCTTCTGATTTTCCACAGGCGAATAATCCTTCTTCCATATTCTTTTTAGCCCAACCTTGCTTAAAATCGCGCATTAAAAAATCTTGCGCTTCTGTTGGGTTTGGGCTAGAATTTATAAACCTAATCGGATTACCCCATAAGTGAGTTAACCTTTTCGTAGTTATTACGGACTGGAATGCAAAGGCGTTGCGCTCTACATAATGAATGTATGTTCTTTTTTGATCATCTGTTTTAAGCCTATCCATATAATACCGCTTATCCCAGATTTTATGTCCACTAGGATCATATTCTCTTAGAAAATCATCTTGTGTAACTATCTGATATGTAGCATTGCTTGGAGCAACGGAACGAAGTGATCCGTCATCTCCGTATATATTCCAACTCGAACCAACAACATCCGGGTTGATGCGCTTAAATGGCTCTTTTAATAAAATTTCTCTTGGTGTCATATATTATTATTTATTATATTCCTACTAGCATCCCTAAATTAGAAAAACTTCTTACTTTGTCTGGTATTGCTTCAACCATAAATGCGCACTCAATAAAGTCAGGCGAGTGCCCTATAAGTTCTTTCATTGTGGCTTTTGATATTATCTCCCACTTACCATTATCTGTCTGCTTCCTTTGAAGGGCTTTTGACTCTTCTAGTATTCTGTCTCCCCATGTTGTAGAATAATCCCCTTTTCTTTTTTCGCGGCTCCATTCTTTTTGGGTGATTACAATTTTCCTTTCTACAACTGATTTAGCAACAGAATATTTTCCTGCCTTTATGTTTTCAATAAATTTTTCGGCACATTCTGACTTTAGGCAGTCCCATACTTTAGGATTTGAAGATTGTGATTTATTATTAAATGGTATTGCTTTTGGGAAGTGCCCTTCTAAGTAGAGTCCAATGCCGTTATAGTCATAGGCGAAATTCTCCTCTCTAATTGAGTGTTTGTCAAGAAACTTTTTGACTAAAGTAGCGGCAGTTGTGCTATCTATTCCGCAGAAATATTCCATATCGAACAGATGTCGTCCTCTCCACGCCTTTAATGTGAAAAAGTCTCTACTGAGTGCAACGTCACAAGTTGCTTTTAATACCTTTCCGTCCGTCTGTTCTATATTATTGAACCAAAGCTCCTCTATCTCTGTAGTAGTTATTTGAACGTCACTAGATTCGTCTGAACCCCAAATACCGTTAACGTCTTTCAGTGCCTGAGCCGATCCGCCAGTCGCAACCTTTCTTAAATATCCGGGGTCTAATAGATTCAAGATTTTATTCTCCATAAAATCCCCCTCGATGAAGCTAAACGAAGATATTAAAGATTCATATCCTCCTTCTGGATTAGCTCTCATTAGCTTGTCTATATCGGATTTTGCCTTTATGTAAACCTCTTCTTTGGTATCTCCCCACGCAATTTCGCTAACCGTTTCCCCCCATTTAAAGAAGTATCTAATTTTGCCACATCGTTCCTTAATGATTGTTCCGTCAGCTTCATTAATCCACCATTTTACCATTTTGTAGACCCAATTATTTTTTGGGACAGGATTACAAGTACAGTACATCTTACTTTGAACCCCGATTGTATTACGGTTTGACGCAAATAACGTAAAGAATGTTTTGGCTTGAAGTAAGTTTACCTCATCTATTTCAATCATGGCTAGCTCAGCTCCACGCATACGTTGGTCAATCTTAGACTCGTTTTGAAGGTGTTCCATTACAAACGTAGACCCGGACTTAAATTCCCACTTTAGGTCAGTAGCGTTTGCGTATTTCGTGTAAAATGATTTAGAACACTTCCATATACCACGTCGTAAATCCGCCTCTTCTTTTCTGTATGCATATGCAGTAAAAAGTGGATTGTGGATATTATATATAGGTGGGAACATTAAAGCAGCAGTCTTCCCCCCGCCTCTTTTCCCTCCAATAAACAAAACGTCTGCTTCGTTAATACATACGTTTTCTTGAAACCCCGACTGAGGTATCATTTTAAATATTTGTTTTTTCTGTCTAAGTCGCTCAAGATTGTCAGCCCTAAGCCGTTCTGCAAACTCATTCGAGTAGACAGTAAATCCTTCGTAGCTTAAAATTTCATCTATATCTCCCATCGTTTTATTTGCTTTCAAATGCAAAGGTACGAAAAATTTCTGAAATTTTAAAGTTTTTTACGAAAAATGTTGCGTAATCAAAAAATATGTTGTATCTTTGCATAAAATATATAATAAAACATAAAAGAACTTTATGGCTAAATTTACAAAAGAGGCTGTTGTTGAAAAGATCAAAAACATTCTCAAAACTACTGGCGGTGGTCAGGAGATTTCGGACAGAACGATTAACGATGCAACAGAGAACCTGATGACATTCGCTAATGAAGAAGTTGAATTAGATGCTTTCGTTGCTCAGATTCAAGGTGGATTAATTTCTATGAATGGGAATATGCGCAAGGAAAAAGCAGATGCTGCAAAAGTTATTGCTGATGCTGAAGCTGAGAGAGTAAGGCTTGCTAAAATTGAAGCTGATAGAATTAAGGCGGAAGAGGATGCTAGAAAAGGCGTTCCTGACGAACCAGAATGGGCTAAAAAGATTCGCG